GCCGTTACGTTGATGCCAATTGGAATAGGTCATTGTTAACATATCGATTTGTAAATGGTAGTTACATTGAATTTTTTAGCGCGGAGCAAGAAAGCAAATTGCGAGGTGCAAGAAGAAACGTGCTTTACATCAACGAGGCGAACAACATTGATTTTGAAAGCTACCATCAATTGGCTATTCGTACAAGTGGCGATGTTTATTTGGACTTTAATCCTACAAACGAATTTTGGGCGCATACGGAGCTAATGCAAGATGGCGATTCACAGCATTTAATTTTAACTTATAAAGATAACGAGGCGTTACCTGCAACTATTATTCACGATATTGAGCAAGCAGAAACAAAAGCGTTAACATCTTCTTATTGGTCTAATTGGTGGACTGTTTATGGATTAGGTCAGATTGGTTCGGTTCAAGGCGTTGTTATTGATAATTGGAAACAAGTCGACAAGATTCCTGAGGATGCTAAGTTAATCGCACACGGAATGGATTTTGGTTTTACGAATGATCCGACAACATTAATTGCAGTTTACAAATCAGATGGCAAAATTTGGGTTGATGAATTATTGCATAGAACCAACATGACCAATAACGATATAGGCAACTTTTTAAAAGCTATGTCATTTAATCGCAATGAGTTGATTTGCGACTCAGCAGAACCTAAATCAATCGAGGAACTAAGGCGGCAAGGTTTTAATGTGCGTGGTGCGGTTAAAGGACCAGACTCAATAAAGATAGGCATTGACATTTTAAAGCGAAATGAGTTGATGGTTACAAAGTCAAGCGTTAACTTAATTAAAGAATTGCGCGGTTATGTTTGGGAAACCGACAAAGAAGGAAAGCAAACAGGCAAGCCAATTGATAATTTCAACCATTTAATTGATCCTTTAAGATATGTTGCGTTAATTCATTTGACGAATAGAGCCAGTGGAAAATATGCAACAATAAACGTGTAAAATTATATATTAAACAAATGATCACATCATACGACCAACTAACAATTAAACAATATTTGCAATTAAAACTAATTGCAGAACTTGAATCTGACCCACTGATTAGGAAGATGAAAATGCTTGCCGAAGTCAGTGGGCAGAGTCTTGAATGGGCAGAAGCATTACCAATTGGCGAATTAATTTCACGACTTGAGAAGCTAGATAGAATTGCCGAAATACCTGAAGGCGGAAAAGTTAACATGAAACTTAAAGCAGGTGGCAAAAAATGGATATTAAAATGGAGAACGCAGGATTTGCTAGGTTCTCAATACATCGATTCAATGCACTTTTTAAAAGACGAAGCTAAGATTGAAAAAAACATTCACAACGTTTTAGCATCAATAGCCGTTGAAGTAAATTGGTATGGTAAGGAATTACCATACGATGGAAATAATCATAAAGAACGCGCGGAAACATTCAAGAACGAATTAAAAATGGCTCAGGTTTATCCTATCTATGTTTTTTTTTGCGAGTACTTCAAGACATTAACCGACAATATTCAAACTTATTTGATAGCGGAAGCGGAGAAGGTAGTGAAGGAAGTGGGGGATCATTTAGAGATAAATGGGGTTGGATTGCAACAATAAACGACATGTCAAATAACGACAGGCAAAAGTGGGATTATTATTTTAATTTAAATGTCATTGAATTATTGAACACAGTTTCGTTTATGAAGGACAAAGGCGAAAGCGATAAAGCAGAAATTGAAAGGATGAAACGTAATGGCTAATGATGCCGCATTAAGAGCGTTGGGCAAAAAGTATGGGCAAAGCACACAAGACTTTGCAACTGCATCGGGCAATGTTCTTACTGATATTCTTGTTGCTCACTGCAATGAAAATATAAAATTAATGTCTAATCAAATCAAACTTACATCTAAATCAGGAAGCGCAAGCACATTAGCAAGTTCAATGGAATCAATGCCAGTACAAAAACCAAATTCTGTTTCGGTTAAAGTGGTGACTAGTGAATATTATTGGAAGTTTGTAAATTACGGAGTAAAAGGGTTAAAGCATTCAGCTAAAAAAAAGCAGCCTATTAAACCGCCAAACGAATCAAAATATAAATTTAGAAACCTTGGAGTTCCTAAGAAAATGATTAAATCGTTTATGAATTGGGCAGCAAGAGCAGGAATAAAACAGGTAAACAATATAACTTTAAGCAGAAAAGGTAAAAGTAAAATACAAGGAATAAAAGATAATATTACTGTAGCAAAACAATTAGCAGTAATGACTAAAATCGGAGGTATTGAACCAAAAAACTTTTTAGCCAAAGCATTAAATGACCAAAGAAATAAACAACTAAGAAACGATGTTAAAGTTGCACTAGGCCAAACAATCAAAATCAATATAATAAATAGCGTCAAATGAGTATAACAGTAGTAAGCAGTCCAAATACAACACAACCTGCATATAATCAAATGTTGTTTAGTATAACATCAACAAAAGCGGCAGAACCTAACTTCAACTTTATTGCTGATGTTTATGTTGCAGGAACTTTAGTATCAAGATTGCTATTCCCAAAGCAACCTGGTTCAACAGGAATCACAATTGATATAGGCCCAGTAATTAAGAACTATGTTACTTATGATATGGCAAACGTATATTCGGCAACTTGGGCATTTAATAGCAATTCACAGGTTGCATATTTTGTTCAGTTTGGCGAGTTGTATGACGTGGCCTCAGTTCCAACTGTATTTGCTAACTTAACACGCAACCCAACGTCAGGCAGTAAGTATGCTTTAAATTCAATATTTGATTTTGAGCAATTCACACCAAACATTATGGCAAGTTATAATGTTTCAACTTTTGGTTATTTGTTAAAAAATAACTCAATCACAATAAAGGAAGGGCAAGATTTATTCTTAAGCTATTATGATCCAAGTGCGGTTGTTGATTCAGGAAAGGTATTAAGTGGCCTTCCAGAATACATAGTCGCATCTACATCTGTTGCAAATCAATATGTTTATAACATTAGCGTGTTATGGTCTGAAATTGTCTTGCAAGGATTAGACACCGCAGTATTAGCCAACGGATTTTATGATGTAGAACTTTACGATAATTCTACAGCAGTTGTGGCAACTATAAGAATTACAGTTGATAGTTGTCAAGAAAAGTTTCCAATATACAGATTACATTGGTTGAATAACTTAGGTGGTTGGGATTCTTACAACTTTAATAAAGTAAGTCAAGAAAGCGAATCAATTGATCGCTCACAATTCAAGAAGATTACACCTTTGGGTTATACTGCCAACACGCGATTAATAACAACATATAACACGACTATAAAAGATAATGTGTTATGTACATCTGATTGGTTGAGCGATGACGAAAGCGTTTGGATGAAGTCTTTATTAGAATCACCAATTGTGATGCTAGAAAGAGATGATAATACTTTTGTTCCAATCAACTTATCAGATAGCGCATACGATGTTAAAAAGTATATGAACGGAAGAGCATTGCACAACCTTTCAATTAGATTTGATTTAACTTATAATCGCTACAGACAATCACTATGAGAACCGAATTAAAGATATACAGTGCAACAACCTACTATAACATAGACTTGTTTGATAACGTTCCTATTCAGCTAGAGAAATCTATTGTTGACATACAAGAACCTGACCAACGCACATCGGATTTCACTAGAACGATTACTATTCCTGGCACACATAACAACAACACTATATTTTCAAACATTTTTGAGGTCAATAATTCTGTTATAAGTGGCGGATTTAATCCAAATATAAAAGTAAACTGCATATTATTTCGTGATGGCATACCTCAAATGAGAGGTTTATTGCAATTAACAAATATCAAAATTGAAGATGAGCAAAATGTAACCTATGATGTTGTAGTAATTGGCAGAAATGCAAACCTATTTCAAGATTTAGGCGATAAAATGCTGACAGAATTAAACCTATCGGCTTATAATCATACTTGGAATGGAACTAACATTGACGCATCTTGGACTGCTGCTATTGGTGTAGGATATGTTTACCCACTTATTGATAGAGGTTATTCAACAAACGAGCAATTTTATTATTACAAGGAAACTTTTCCTGCGACTTATATCAAAAGTTTGGTTGATGCAATATTTAAAGATGCAGGTTATAGGTTTTCAAGTACATTTTTTAATTCAACAATTTTTAAATCCTTAATAATGCCATACACTGGCGATGGATTTAGGATGACACAAAGTGAAGTTGAAGATAGGTTATTTGAAGTTGCATTTAATGCTGCAAGTTCATTTATAACAATGACCACAACTGGTTTGCAAACTAAAATTTTATTTCCAAACATAATTAAAAATTCAGTTCCAGCAGGAATAGCTAGTAATTCGTGGACAGTGCCATCAGGGTACTTAGGAAATTATATTTTTAGGACAGAACTTGATATGACAATTAAATACATTGGCGGATTATCCTATACCAATGATGTTGTAATGTTTGATATATCAATTTTAAGAGATAGAGGAGGAGTGATAACCGCTTTATTTGCAGACCAATTCAGAATAAATTGGACTGGTTCAATTACTACAAATAGCACATTTAATTTTAAATATAACGGGCAAAGTCCTTTAAGTTATCTAGAAGATGGCGATATAGTTTATGTTGATTTTGATGTAATAACGTTTAAAAATTTAAGCACACCTGCTGACATACAAATTAGATTCAACGCAGGATCATCATTCTTCAATAGTTCGGACGGAGTTTATAATTTAGGCACAAACATTCAACTTGCAAATTCGTTGCCAAAACAATTAAAGCAAGCCGATTTTTTAAAAGGATTAATCAAAATGTTTAATCTTTATTTTCAACCAGATCCAACCGATGATAAAAAATTAATTATTGAACCAAGGGATGATTTTTATAGTTCTAACGTTATTGACTTAACACAAAAGGTTGACGTATCTAAAGAATACAATCTTGAGCCGATGGGAGCGTTGCAATGGAAATCACTTGAATTTCATTATCAAAAAGACAAGGATGAGTATAACACTAAATATTTGGAGCAATACGAAAACGAATATGGTTTTAAGCGTGTAACTGTATCAAATGATTTTTTGACAGAAGTAAAAAAAATAGAATTACCATTTGCGCCAACGCCATTAGCAGACGCAAGTAATAATGATAGAACTATAAGCAAGATTAGATTTTTTAATGCCGACAACATAAGGCAAGCAACAGCAGCCAAACCAAGAATTTTATATTATGGCGGATTAGTTCCAACTATTAGTGGCACTTATTTATTGGGAAATATAACACCAACAATTAGAAGCACATTTGCGTATGCAGGCCATTTAGATAATGTTGCTAATCCTACTTTTGATTTAAGTTTTGGAATGCCTGAAACAATCTACTTTGGTGCAGGAACAAGACCACTATTAACAAACAATAATTTGTACAATAAGTATTGGAAAAAATCAATTGAAGAAATTACCGACAAGGATTCAAAGATTTTAAAGTGTTCGGTTCACTTGTCAAATGTTGATTTGCAAAATATATCATTTAGAGATTCATATTTGATAGACAGGCAATATTACAGGCTTTATAAAATAACAACAGATTTAAACTCTGATGAACCTGCTAAGTGCGAATTTTTAAAGTTAAAAGTTGCACCTGTATTTGTACCAACACAAGGAACTAGCAATGGTGGAATAGGAACAATAGGCGGTGGTGAGCAATTGCCAACATTACAATATTATAACAACGGAGAATTTATCGAAAAGCAATCTCAATATGTAGCCATAGTGAGCGATTCGACCGAAGGTGTATTAAACAACACGACTCAATTTTGCGTAATAACAGAGAATGTTTACTTACCTACGCCAGCAAGTGGATATAATTTTGAAACAAATAAATCAATTGAAATAACAATTTACAATAATCATAACGGAAAGCTTGATGTATTTGATAGCACGAACTCAGAATCATTTGAGATAGAAAACAAAAAAGCACACAAATTTATGACCAACGGAGTTGAATGGTTTAAACTATAAAATAAAATGGCAGCAGAAACAGAAAAAATAATACTTGAAACCGAAGTAAAACTAGGCAATTCAACATCATCGGTAAAATCGT